CCGTTGTCGATTCTATCAATTATTTTTTGAAAGATAACATCACTGTTAACAGAAGTATTAGAATCTCTAATGACTTTTTCAGATAAAAAAGTTCTAAAACTACCCATGGTATTCTCCATTATTATACTTATATTTATTGACTATACCTTTGGTTTTAGAGAAAAATATTACGCACTTCTTATAAATAATTAAAAGAAAGAACCCTTTAGGAGAAAGTACTATGGCTCTAATTTCAGATTTAGGTGTAGATGGTGGCGGAATTGCTCAGCCGCGTCTAAAGCACAAGTGGGCAGTCACCTTCCAGAATATGGCAGGAGATGAAGAGCCTCTACGTCTACAGGCTATTACAGCAGATAGACCAAAGCTTCAGTTTGAAGAAATTGTTCTTGACCGTTACAACTCAAAAGCGTATGTTGCAGGTAAGCATGTATTTGAGCCTATCAACGTTACCTTTGAAGACGATCTAAACGGTGGTGTAACTGCCGCTCTACAAGCACAGCTTGAACTACAACAAAACATTATTGGCTTGAACAGTGCTCCGAGATTACCTTCTGCGACAGCAGGTCAAGATTATAAGTTTGCAATCAAGATGGACCTTCTTGATGGTAACACACAAGTTGTAGAGTCATTTGTTCTTGAAGGTTGCTTTATTCAGAACATTGACTACACTGATCTAGATTACGCAGCAAGTGAATCTGTAAAAGTTACTGTTACATTCCGCTTTGATCTTGCGCGTCAGAACGTTAACCCAGACGGTGTTTCTGGTAAGGCTACTGGCGGTGCTGGTTCAACCGGGAACAACTTCGTAATCTAACACTATATACTTATAGTAAAGATGAAAATGTGGTTAGGTGGCGAGCTAGGGGTGGTGTCCTAGCTCGGTTGGTGAGAGGCCCTCTTCGGAGGGCCTCATTGTTTATAAATACTATAAATTGTAGGGAAATATTCATGCCAACAAGAAGCTTTACAACATTCAGAAGATTGTCAGGTGTTGAACGAGATATAGCTGATGATTTTGGTGGAACACAGCAACCTAAACTGAAATTTAATTTCACTGTAACTTTTAAATTCAGATCACCAATCACCATTCCAAATCTTGGTAACCAAGAAGAAATAACACTTGATGAACTTACTTTCGCACTTAAACAAGCAGCAAGACCAAATCCTACTATTGTTTATCAGGATGTTAACTATTATAACTATCGAACAAAGGTTGCTACAAGAACAGACTTTGGCACGATGCAGTTAACGTTCTATGATGATAATCAAAACTTAGCACATAGTTTGTTCGAAACATACCTTAAAGCTGTTAGTCCAATAGCGAATCTTCCAAAAAGAGACGCCAGTTTATTGGATGAAAATGCAAGAGGTGCCAAGAATATTTTGTTTAATAATGATGGAATAAGTGATAACTCTACAATTTCACAGGGAGCGTCATCTTCTATTGGACCACTTCCAAATGACGCTGGAAGATTTGGCGTTATCGAAGATATTACAATAAGACACTTTTATTTTAATCCACTTAATACTAATCCCGATAGAAACGTGCCAGAACAATCACCACTGGCTAGAGCCAGTTTACCAAGAACCAGCGGGGGCTCTGTTTTTAATCCCGTAGGTCAGGTTGTTAATCAAGTAGAAGGATTAATAGGTGGGGGTGCGCAGGATGTTAATCCGACAAGTGTTGCAACTGCCACACCAAACTATATTCAATATGTAGAGTATCAGTTTTTAAATCCTAAAGTAATTAACATGACACTTGATGAACTTGATATGGCACAGTCAGACGTTAGTACTGTTTTAATGAATTTTGTATACGACTCTGTGTTTATCAATGCTCCAGAAACAAATGAACAACCACAGTTAATTCCAACACCAGATAATAAAACTATATCTATTGATGATGTTAGGGCTCAGGTTACTGATCTACAAAGACTCATTAGACGAGTTAGAAGACTGGATACAATTCCAGATATATCTGTACTTGAAACTGCTGGTGTTATTGTTCCACCTATATCTGGAACTTTACCTGATATTGATTTACCTATCCCACAGATAGACTTACCGGATGTGTTTGACATTTAACAATGGGCTGGAAACAGAATTACTATAAAGTTAAAAACCCTGAAAAATACATGGGAGACGTAAAAAACGTCTTCTACCGTTCTTCATGGGAAGAAGAAGCTTTTAAATTCTGTGATAACAATCCTAATGTTTTAAAATGGGCTTCTGAAGAAATAGCTATTCCATATATGTGTCCCACGGGAAACGGCGGACTTAGACCTGCAAAATATTATCCTGATTTGTATATGGAATATAGAAATGCTTCAGGACAGGTATGTAGGGAAATTATAGAAATAAAACCAAAGAGTCAAACAAAACCATCAAGAAAAAGAAACCCTAAAGTTAAGATGATGGAAAATGCCATGTTTATGAAAAATCAATTGAAATGGCAGGCTGCTGATCAATGGTGTAAAGAAAGAGGCATAAAATTCAGGGTTTTACATGAAAAAGATCAATTCAAATGAACCTAAAATGCTAAATATATGTAAGATCAAAAGAATTTGAGGATTTCTATTGTGAAAAAGAAGTTAAAAGAAACAGCCGCAGCAGGCGCCACCGGAGCCGGCTCTATCGCTGTAAGAACAGATAATAGTAGGTTAGGGGGTATGCAAACTCGCATGTCACTAAAAGACTTTATGTTAGATTTTTACGGTAGATTAAACAATAGAAACAAATTTCATCAAGTAAAACTTGAAAGCATTTCAAACTATGAAAATCTAACAGAATCTACCAGATATCCGTTTCAATTGAATAGCACACTCTCTAAAATGAGTGCAGCAGAAATTGATGGCTCTTACGAAAAGAAAGATACTGTTTCTTTTGGTGTAGAAGATGATAATGGTAACATCATGGTGGTTACCGTCCCTCTAACACAAGCCGAAAGCTTTGAAAGAAGAGTAGCACAAACTCTTGCAGATGTTCTTGAATTCAAGAAAACTGGCCGTGGTGAGGATAAAAACCTTGCAGAGCTACTCTATGAATTAAAAGACGAGTTTACCATTGTTGACGCTCAGTTTCCTACTATTCCAAAAGATGCAATTTACAATGCTGATGAAATTAGTACTCTTCCAGAGTCAGACGAAGATATGGGAATGGAAGATGATAATGATGAAGGTATTGAAAGTGATGAAGAGGGCCTTGATGATCTTGAAGGTGAAGAAGATGAGCTTGAAGGTGAAGAAGACGATCTTGAAAATTTGGATGATGAAGAAGTAGGTGATGATTTTGATGAAGAAACCGACAAGGAATCCCTTTTAAAGTCTGTTCTTGCAATGATTAACACACAGAACGAAAAAGAAATTGCACAAGCTAATGCAGAAGCTGAAAAGGCAAAAGCGCGTCAAGCTGAAATGGCTATGAAATCAGCACAAGGTGCATTAGAAAATGAAGAAGAAATGATCGCGGCCGAGGCTGAAATGGAAGCCGAAAAGGACAGAGAAAAAGAAGCCAAGAAAATGGCAGAACTTGCAAAATATAAGTACAAGCAACAAAAGGGCTTGGGAGAAGGCTTCTCACCATTCTTCAGAGACGTTCTTCTTGAGTTTGATCCAAATGATACCCCACAAACACTTAGAAGACAAATGACAACTGTCAGACAGAAGTGGCAGCCCGATCCCGGTGACAGTGATGAAACCAGAAGATATAAGCAAAACCAACTTCAATTGGCTATGAGAAAGTTAAGAATAGAACTACAAGCCGCTAGACAAAGAGAAGAATATCAAAAGTCTCAAGAAGACCAAGAACAGCAACAGCAACAGCAACAAAATCAACAACCAGATCAAGAACAGGGTTTATAATATGAAAATCGATAATGTTTTAGTAGAAAATTTATTTGAGGGTGACGATAGAGTAATCGTTCAAGAAGCTTTTGACTTTATGGAAAAGTTTGAAGTTATTTCTAAAATGGTTAAACAACTACGTGAAGCTGATCTTAACGATCCTAAAGTTATTAAAACAATTACCGAAGCTGAAACACTCGTCAAAAAAATAAATGAATCATTCAATGACGAAAGCGTTCTAGTTATTTCTGAGGCTGTACAAAGACAGTTTAGACGATACGGTGATAGCTTCAAGCGTCAATATCGTTGTACAACTGGTGATAAAGCTGGTAGATTGGTTACCTCGCCTGAAAAATGTGGTATTCGAAAAGACCCCAAAAGAGTAAGGATGGGTAAAAGAGCTGCTAGAGCTAAAAAAGGACAAAGAATCAGAAAAAGCTTATTCACAAAGAGAAAAACACAATCAAAAAGACTTTCACGTTTAAATAAAGTACTACGTGGGGATAAGTGATATGTATTTTAAAAGTCCGCAGGAATTAGTAGAATTTTTTAACAAACTTGACTTGGAGAAATCTACACTCGTTTTCAAGGAAAGTAAAGAACAAATAAAAGAAGAAAAAGACTGCGCTTGCAAAGGCGCAGGTACTTGTCAATGCGGACCTAAAAAAGAAGTTTCTGAAAAAGTAGACGTAGATTTAAGCAATGCTACAGAAGTTTTAGTAGAATCTTTTTTTGATGAAGAATCCTTTGATTTAAAACTGACAGAAGATAGCGAAAACGTGTTTTATGTTTCTGATTTTGAAGCTGTACAAGATGCATGTGGAACTGGTAAAATCGTTTTACCAAACAGAACACTATTTATGAACATGTGCGAAATGGAAAATAAAGCTAAAGTACATCTTGATATTGTTATCGAAGGTCAAAAAATTGATCAAGTAGAATTTACTCTTGATCGCACCACCGAAAAGCCTTATTTACAAATAAGCAAAAATCATTTATCTTCCTGATCTAATACATATATTAGTTATTAATTTCTAAGGGAGTTCGTATGGACTATAAATCTCCATTTCTTGTTTTGGAGGAGTTTGCTTCACCGTTACAATGTGAAGACATGATTGAAAGACTTAACCACACCATTCCAAACACTGATCAAAAAGGCAATCCCGCAGTAACATACAAAGGCAACAGACTCTCTGAAATGAGAGTCATGGAAGTTTTTAAAGAATATCTTCCTAGTATTGAAAGTTATTATGGTTTTGAAACCAAAACAACCACACCTTTTGTATTTGAATGGTATCCTACTGGATTTCTTGGTCAGAAGGCCACCTGTGAGGGAAGTAAATTTACAGGTAAAAAGAACGAAAAGACTTCTTGGAAGAAAATAAAAGACTACGACTTTACGGTTGTTATATTTCTAAACGATTATAATGGTAATACTGACTTTGATATAAATTTTGAAGTCAGAGGCGGTAAATTAGAGTTCCCTACACATGGATTTGGTTTTAATCCGCAAAGAGGCACAATGATTGTCTATCCATGCTGCCCTAATTTCATAAATGCCATTGCGCCTGTTGAATTGGGCGACCTTAATGTGGTAAGATTTCACATTATCGCAAAAGAAGAGTATGTGTATAAAAGTGAAAACTTCCCCGGTGGTTATAAGGAATGGTTTGATAACTTGTAATTATTCTCCTTTTGTGATATTCTTAGCAATGTTTTAAGCTTCTATTATTCTAAAAGGAGAATTATAATGAGTACAGTAGAAGATTTCACCCTCCCTTCCAATCCTGAGGATATCAAACGAATCAAAAACGCAATCATGGAAGCTTCTGCTCAGAAGCAAATGATTAAAGATCGTCAGGAAGCAATCAAAGATATCAAAAACGATCTTAAAGAAAGATATGACCTTCCCCCAAAGCTTTTTGGTCAACTTGTAAAAGCGCATCATGATCAGTGTTATGATGAAATGACCGTAGAGCACTCCAAGTTTGAGCTTACTTATGAAACTCTCATGGGCCTTGAATCCGTCTCTGATGATGAGGAAGACGAGGACGTTTAATGACCTATATCTCCGCTTTACTTTCTGAAAACAGAAAATATGTAAAGGTATGGGAACGTAATGAAAATGGGGAGCGCGTATGCAAAAAGTACGATGCTCCCTTTTATTTTTACGTAGAAGATGAAGACGGTGAGTTTGAAGACCTTTACGATGGTAAGAAGCTATCTAGGCTGGATTATGATTCAGCCCGTGATTTCTTTGATGCCAGAAAAAAGTTTGAAGAAAAGAAACTCAAACTTTATGAGTCTGATATTCCACCCGAATACAAAATTTTAGCGGAACATTATTTTAATAGTAATATTGGAAAACTACATGTTACCTTCTATGATATTGAAGTTGACTATGATAAGGATAAAGGCTTCTCAAGCCCTACAAATCCATATGCACCGATAAATTCTATTGCTTTGTATCATGAATACAGTGATAGAACAGTTGTTCTAGTTGTCCCGCCTAAAACAAGAAAAGGTTATACTCATGGCGATCTTCCTGATGATATCAAAGAAGGTGCTGAGGTTATTGTCTGTAAAGATGAAAAAGAATTGCTGAAAATCTTTTTTGAAGAGATTGAAGACACCGATATCATTAGCGGATGGAACAGCGACATGTTCGATAATCCCTATGTCTATGAAAGAGCTAAACTGATCTTTGGTGAAAAATTTGCAAACAGAATTTGTTTTGATGAATCTAGAGAACCATACTATAGAGAAATTGAGATTTATGGCAATATAAACAAAAAACTGTGTATCCATGGTAGGGTAAGTCTTGATTATATTGATGTATACAAGAAATTTGAAATGTCTGAAAAACCTAGTTATGCGCTAGAAGCTGTTTCTGAAGATGAACTACCACATCTACCAAAACTATCTTATACTGGTTCACTGTATGACTTATACAGAAATGATTTTGAAGAGTTCATTCGATACAACATTCGTGATACCTTGATTCTAAAGGGGTTGGAGCAAAAGAAGAGATATATCAAACTAGCTATACAAATGTCTCATTCTGCAACATCAAAAATTGAAGATGTTTTGGGAACTACAAAAGTTGCTGAAATGTCGGTTCTTAACTATTGTCACTACAATCTTGGAAAGATTATTCCTGATTATAAACCACCAGAAGGTTTGAGCGGTGACAAATATGAAGGTGCTATAGTTCTACCACCAAATGTAGGAATGCACGAATGGATTGCATCCCTTGATATAGCATCTCTATATCCTTCTACAATGCGATCATTGAATATCAGCCCAGAAACCATTACAGGACAGTTCATAGAAGGGGCTGACGCATACAAAGAGATATTTGAGGAATCGGATAAGGATATTTCTTTTAAAGAAGAGAAGAGTGGTAAGTTCTATACTGCGCCTGCAAAGAAATGGAAAACTTTTCTGAAGAAAAATAACTGGACCGTAAGTGGGTGCGGGACCACTTTTCATCAAGATTACGATGGTGTCATTCCGTCTGTATTAACACAGTGGTTTACTGAAAGAAAAGAATACAAGAAAAAAATGTTTGAAGCTTCTCAACGTGGAGATAAAGAAGCTCAAGAATATTACGATAACATGCAGTATATCAAAAAGATTCAATTAAACTCCATGTATGGAGCTACCGGTAATAAGTATTTCAAATTCTATGATGTTAGACTGGCAAAATCTACCACATTGTCTGGTAGAGAGATTCTCATGCACATGGTTAAAAAGGTTGCAGAAAAACTTAATGGAAATTACGAATGGCCATCTAAGTCAATTTATTACGGAGATTCTGTGGCCCACGATACCAAAATTTATATAGCTCCTAATCATGATGTAAAAATAAGTGAGCTGTTTACCTCAGTTGATGACAGTATTGGGGATCGTGAATACTGTTATCCAAAAAATGTAAATGTATTGACTTATAGCGAATCGAAAAATAAAACTGTTTTTCGTCCTATAAAATATGTAATGCGTCATAAATGTAATAAAAAAATGTATCGCGTGCATTTGAATAATTATCAGTATGTAGATGTAACCGAAGATCACTCATTGATTGGATATAAAAACACCAAGCAACGTAAGAAAAATGAATCACATTTGGTTGAACTAAAACCAACAGAGTTTGGCAACTCAATCAACAGTCTTGTCTATTTACAAAACATTCCAAGGGAGTCTGATGATATAGAGTCACTTAATTACAGCAAAGAAGTGTATGAATTTTTGGGTTATGTGATTGGAGATGGATATTGTGGTCCAATTGCTGAAAACGGTCAGCACGCGGGTGTTGGGCTATCCATAGGCACTCAAGATATTAATGAGGTTGAAACTAAGTTACTTAGTCCTCTTAAAAACCAAGGATTGGTTACGTCTTGGCATGTTAAACCGAATGGGCACGATGTTCGGATATGCGGAACTGCTATTGCGAGACTAGTAAGACAATCTGTATATGCTGAGGGGGGTAAAAAATCTATCCCGAGCTGGATGCATAAAGAGAGCAGAGAGAACATTTGTTCATTTTTAAGAGGTTATTTTTCAGCAGATGGGACGTTGACTAAGGGAATGCCAGTGCTGTGCAGTACTAATTCTGAATATTTAGAAGAGGTTCAAAAATTACTTTTTCTGTGTGGTATTTCTTCTACGATATGTCAGGAAAACCGTGTTAATTCATACAACGGGGTCAGCAGTGGAACCTATACAAAACGTTTAGCAGTAAAACAGCGAGATATCTTTGCCGAAAGAATTGGTTTCATTCTTGATCGTAAGCAAAATAAAATAAACACTAAAACGGGTAGATATTTTAGCTATCAATCAAAGTTTGATTTTGCGATTCAACAAATACAAAAAGTAGAAGAAATTGAGTATAGTGATTATGTCTATGATATTGAGGTAGAAGACACACACACGTTCTTTGCTAATAACGTGTTAGTTCATAATACAGACAGTGTGTATTTTTACACAAGGGCCAATAGCAAAGAAAAGTCCCGATTGATCGCAAATAAGCTATGTGATATAGTAAATAAATCTTACCCCGGATTTATGAGAGACGCTTTTAACTGTGATGATAATCATGATAAACTAATCAAAGCAGAGCAAGAAATTGTTTCTGACCGAGGCATTTTTATAAAAAAGAAATACTACATTCTTCATTTGGTCAGTAAAGACGGTAAAGATGTTGACGAAATGAAGAACATGGGAGTGCCTATTAAAAAGACTACACTTCCCAAGGAAATAAAAATTGAACTAGAAAGCTACATAGAAAGGTTGTTAAAAGGTGAATCTTGGGATATAATAGGACCGGAGATTGTCGCTTATAAAGACAAGATAAAGAATCTTGACAATCCTCTGGTATTGGGTTTGCCTACGGGCGTCAAAAAAGTAGAGCATTATACAGAATTATTTAATAGTAACGACCCTAATCTTAAATCATTACCGGGACACGTAGCTGCATCTATACTTTGGAATAAGTCTCTAAATGTTTATGGTGACAAGGAAAGTCCAAAGATTATTTCTGGTAGCAAGATAAAGGTATTCTATTTGAAGAATAAGATTGACAGGTTCAAAAGTATAGCCGTTCCTAAAGAACTCTCCGAACCACCAGAATGGTTCCTTAAACACTTTGAACCTATTATAGATAAAGACGCCCAAATCACGAGGCTAGTAGACAATCCTATGAAGATCATGATATCGGCAGCAGGATTAAAAGTTCCAACGAAGAAAAAGATATTATTTGAAAAGGTATTCGAATGAAACTATCAGAAAATACAATTGATATGATCGTAAGAGCGGTTAACTTGGCCAACACCCTTGAAGTCGAAGGTCTTATTTTCGATAAAGAAGGCGTGCGGGGCTATAATGATGACAACGGTGTTTTGATTGCAGCCTTAGATGACTTCGATTTTGAATTTGAAACAATGGGGCTGTCTCGTTTGAGTTCTTTGAAAAACAAGATCAGACTACTTGAGCGATTTGAAGAGCCAATTATAGAAGCCGTACAAAAGAAAGATAGTGATATTATAGAACGATTGAAGTTCTCAGATGGAGGCAGTATCAGTTTCGATTTTCGTTGTGCGTCTGTAAAAACAATTATGGATATTCCAACTAAAAAACTTAACACAAAGCCTCGTATTTCTTTCAACATTACAGATGAAGATGTGGCCAACCTTGTTAAAAGCATGAATGCAATGCGAACTCAGAACATGACCATGCAAGGTAATGAGGATACCGTTATAGTAAAATTTTCAGATGATTCTGGTGATATGCTAAAGGTTAAACTAGAAAGTTCTCCCGCTTATCATGACGATACATTGGATAGTTTTTCCATAACTACTAAAATCAAGAAAATGATACCGATCTTTAAGCAGGCTGCTCAGAACAAAAGTTTTACTGTAAATATTATTGTAAACGATATTATGTATCTAACTATAGATGATATTGACGTATTGGTGATTCCAGAGGTATAAAAATGAGCAATTGGTTTTCAAGATTACTAGGTAAAGAAGAAAATATTGACGATAAAGTAAATGAAAGGCTTCAAGAACTTTTGAAGTCGGACGCTTTTGATGAACTATTAGAACAAAAAGCAAAAGATAATTTAAGAAAAGAAAGAGAACAGCGACAAATAGAGATTGCAAAAGAAAAGCGCGAAAGTCAGAAAAAAATCGAAGAAGCTAAGAAAAATTTAAACTATCTTAGCAAAGAGCTAAAAGAAAGCAGCGAGCCTCATGTTACTATTGTCAGCGGAAAATTCTCAAAAGAGAATGGTTTGGAAATTGAACTAGATTGGAACGATGCCTTTATTCGTTACCTGAAAGCGAGTGGGATTACTGCTGAAAACGATGAGGAAATCGTCAGAAAATGGCTTGCAGCACTTTCAAAAGATATAGATCGTCAAGTTACCGCTGAAAATTATTTAAGTAATGGCGTGGACTCTGAAGAGACCTTTGAAGGTGACTTTTTTGAAATGATAGGACAAATAAACGAAGATGAAGAAAAACCTTCTCATTGATGGCAACAACTTATTATATCGAACATTTTTCGCAAATAACAGAAGTGGTGAACCCGAGGAAGTTGTAATAGGTTTGTGTATTCATTCTGCCATCACCACAATGAACATGTATTTTAACCAGTACAAAGTAGATAATATTGTATTGGTATTCGACTCTAATTCATGGAGAAAAACGTATACTAAAGATTTATCAAAGTGTGTAACAAATAAAAAATACAAAGCACATCGCAGGGATGATAAATCCCCCAAAGAAAGAAAAATGCTACAAATATTAGACGAGCATATTGATGAATTTTATGATATTATTAAGAATCAAACAAGCATCATAGCTTTAAGAGAACCACTTCTTGAAGGCGATGATTTAATTGCAGCATACATAAGGATGCATAGAGAAGAAGAGCACTATGTAATAAGCTCTGATAAAGACATGATTCAGTTATTACGGTATGAAAATGTTCATGTAATTGACCCAATTAAAAATAAAGAAAGAGACTTGAAAGAATGGAATGATGACGCAAGACTTTTTCTATTTGAAAAGTGTATTAGAGGCGAGAGTAAGACCGGGGATAACGTTCAATCGAGCTACCCCCGCCTTAGAAAAGATAGACTTATAAAAGCTTATAACGATAAGTATGAGCTACAAAATGTGATGAACCACACATTTGAACAAACAGAGTTAGATGAAAATGGAGATGCATTCACAGTAACTTATACAACAAAAGACTTATTTAGAGAAAATGTATTATTAATGGATTTGACTGCACAACCAAAGAAAATAAAGAAATTAATGGCCAAGGCAGTTATTGAAGGTAAGGAAAATAGAGGTAAATATAACCACATAAAATTCTTGAAATTTTGTTCTAAAAATGAATTAGAAAATATTTCTAAAAATATAGAACAGTTTGTTCCAATGTTAACTAGCTAGTTATTTACTATCACTATCGGTGTTGTTTTCTGAATTCTTTTTAGCACCCCACGATCTACCGGTGTTTGCATAGAACGCAAATACTGCTGTAGAAAGACCTACAATTGTAGTTACAAACGTAGTTTGTGCTGTTGTAGGCCCGCCAACCATGTCAACTACGGTACATGCAAGAGCTTCAGCGTACTCAAGTGTTTTACCATGATCGATCAAAACTTGAATCAATGCAGCATCACACTTGGTTTGCACGGTCGTCTCTATGGCAGTGAACCACCTATATACATTATAGATCATGTAACCATATACAATAAGAAAAAGACGAGGAACGACACGATATGCATCGATAAGTTCTGCAACATCTAGAAATCGTTCTTTAATTGTTTTCTTGGTTCCCATGAAATTATTTATAAATTTTGTAAAAATAGAGGACAGATGTGGCGAGAAGAAAATCAAAAACTAAAAAAGAAAGTACTACGCCAAGAAAAGTAGGGCGTCCTCGTAAATGTTTTGAATTTTATGAAGCTAGAGAACTAGTTAGACAGGAAAATCTTTCTTCTGTCAAACAATACGAAAAATGGTGGAAACTTAATTTACCCGCACGGATTCCTAAAAGACCTGATAGAGCGTATAAAAACGAATGGCAGGGGTGGAATGATTTCTTGGGGAGTACAAATCCGTTCCCATGTGTCAGAAAAAACTTCCGATCCTTTAAAGAAGCGCGTGCCTTTGCACACCAGCTAAGATTTAACACTAAAGCACAATGGATTGAATATGCAAAGTCAGATAAAAAACCAAAAGATGTCCCTTCAAGACCCGACTTAGTTTACCGAGAAGAATGGTTTACTTGGAAAGATTTCTTAGGTGTGGATATTCCTAGTGTTAAAAGAAACATTGAAGAAACAGATGCCATATTTTTTATTATTAAAAATTCAGGGCGTCCCAACAATGTTTATCAATTAGGTATTACTATGGAAGGTAAAAGGACCATCATGGATGCACAGCGTCAAAGGGGGTTTGATATAGTCGGTCTTTATTACTGTGATCTTTCCTTTGGCTGGAAAAGTATAGCAGACGAATGTGGTAGAGAATATTGGGAATCTGGTGTTAAGGGTGAATATATGATTCCCAATATCAGTGAATTTATTTTTCAAATAGGTGACTTTGTTGAAACGCTTAGTTAATAGCTTTCAAAAAAGCCTTTACAATTGGCCTGTGTATTTTTCTACCACTTTCAAGAAATTCTTCAACTGTCATCCATTTAGTCTCTTCAGTTTCGTAGGTAAATTCGGTAAAATTATCTTTGTCAATAATCTCACCGTAAAAAACTTCAGTATACCCTAAAAACTTACCTAAATATTTTACTTTTTTAACATTCTTGGGTTTTAAACCAAGTTCTTCAGATGCCTCTCTAATTGCTGCTGTTTCTGCATCTTCTCCCTTCTCTATCTTACCCTTAGCAACTTGAAAGTCTGGACCTCCATAGTTTGCATTAGATGGCTTCATAAATAATATTTTTACAGTATCATTATCAATAATGTACGGAATAAAACCCGCCCTTGGAATTCTTTTTTTAGACATATATTTTCTCCGTCTACTGAGCTAGTATACAGACGCTCACAAAAAAAATCAACCCATAAATAAGTTTAAATAATACAAATTATAAGGAGAAGTATTATGAGTACAAAAGCTGTGGGACGCGATCCAAACCTTCCCCACGTAGAATGGGTAGACTTGGATGATGAGGGTGTCGCTGTTGAAGTTATCGTAATTAAAAGAGATAGAGCCTCAGGTGATCTTTATTTTATTAGAACAGATCACCTTGATGAAATTGATCGTAAGCGTATTATTCAAGTTTTGAAAAAGCGCGATGCGGCAAAATACGAACTATGGGATTTGCTTTCCAATACAACACTAGCAAACGGTGTAAATGCTTTGGAATTCTTCCACCAGTTGGTCCGTGTTAAAACTCAGAGTGGTAAAACCTTGGTTCCATCCTCTGGTCGTGTTGGTATTGTTCTTCGTCCAGAAGAAACAGAAAAACGTGGGCCGGGGCGTCCAAGAAAAGAAGGCTAATTTTATAGTTAGTTATAAATCATAAATAAGGGGGTGAACAGCCCCCTTATTTTTTTCTGTACACCTTAATTTTTTGATCATAAATACAACTGAAAACCGAAATTGCAAAAGGAGACAACATGAGCAGTGAAAACACTATTTTCGTGCAAATTGCGAGCTATCGCGATCCCCAACTAATTCCCACACTTAATGATATGATCACAAACGCCCAATACCCAGAAAACTTGCATATATGTGTGTGTTGGCAACACGGTGAAGATGAACCAATTGATATTTTTCTAGATAATGATTTTACCCCAACTGGTTTTGATAAAAGAGATGAAAATTTTTATACCCGAATCATGTTGGAGAAAGAAGGCGCAAAAGTATCTCTTCTTGATGTAGATTATAATGATACTCAAGGTGCTTGTTGGGCAAGATATCAAATTCAAACATATTATGACAAAGAAAAGTACACAATGCAACTTGATTCTCACCACAGGTTCGTAGAAAATTGGGACGCTTTGGTCGTTGATATGCTAGAGTCTCTAAGGGACGAAAGTGAGAAACCATTACTTACTGCATATATCCCATCTTTCGATCCTGATAACGATCCTGAGAAGCGCGTTCAAGAACCTTGGAAAATGGATTTTGATAGATTCATTCCAGAGGGCGCAGTGTTTTTCTTACCATCAACTATTGATGAGTGGAGAGAACTTGATAAGCCAATGAAAGCTAGATTCTTCTCAGCACACTTTGCATTTGCAGATGGTAGCTTTGCAGAAGAAGTACCACACGATCCTGAATACTTCTTCCACGGTGAAGAAATTTCTATTGCGGTAAGAGCATTCACGCATGGCTACGATCTATATCACCCACACCGTGTAATTGCATGGCATGAGTATACCAGAAAAGGGCGTGTTAAGGTTTGGGATGATCACACTACTCCAAAGAAGATTGAAGGAAAAATCAAGCTTGATTGGGTAGAAAGAAATGATCTTTGCCATAGAAGAAATCGTATCCTCTTTGGCATGGATGGTGAAGACCCTAATCAGATTGATTTTGGTAAGTTTGGTTTTGGTGACAAGCGAACTGTTCGTGAATATGAGGAATATGCTGGTATCAGCTTTAAGTATCGCGGGGTTCAGCAAAGAACTCTAGATCGTCTTCCACCACCTAATAATGTCGAATATGAGACAGAAGAAGAGTGGAGAGATTCATTTGCTCGTTCTAACGATGTGCATGTTTGCCTTCATAAGAGTGAGCTTGGTGAACTACTTAATGACTATGATTTCTTCTATGTTGGTACTCATGATGAAGAAGGAAGTGAAATTTATCGAAAGGATTTGGATAAAGGTAAAATTTATGATTACCTTAACAGCGATAATGGGTTCATTGATTACCGTTTGATTTTCCTTTCTAGTAAGAGACCCGCTACGTTTACTGTATGGCCTCATAGTGAAAGTAAAGGTTGGCTTGAGAAAATCACAAAACCACTAAGCTATTAAGGTAAGCCATGAAAAAAGATGAACTTATAATCTCGGTATATGGATCACATAACGCCGCTGTAGCAATGTTCTACAAAGGTAATTATACTGTCGTAGAAGTTGAAAGATGGTTGAACCAGAAAAATGCTGGTCTATTAAATTATCTACCATCAAAATATCCTCAAGTCGTATTTGATGAGATATTAGATTTTCTTCTTTCTCAAACGGATAGAAGTGATATCGATGTTTATCTTACCAATTATGCTGATCTTAATAAGATGAAACCAAAATATCCATTTAAGAAGCATGTAAAATTTGATCATCACCAAGCACACGCAGCTACAGCATTCTATCAGTCCCCGTTTCAAGAAGCTCTTACGTTTACTTTTGATGGGGGTGGTGATGCTGGCTTCTTCAACGTATATCATACATCTCGCCAAGGCGGTATTGAACTTATTGAAAAGTTTAATCAAGACTTGGGCTTTGCATACATGATTCTTGCTGATCATCTTACAGATATCAGAAGAGACCCTCTTAATATTGGTAACTTGGTGTACGCTGGTAAGCTAATGGGATTGTGTTCTTACGGTAAAGTAAGAGATGAATGGCTAGAGCCATTTACTGAGTTTTATGAGACATTTGAATATTTTGGAAACTCTTACATCGGTGGCGCGGAAGCTGCAAAAGATGCGTTACCAAAACTGTTCAAAGCTATCGGTGTAGAAGACTTTCATCGTGATATGCGATTTGAAGGACAGTTTGCATGGGATATTGCAGCTACCACACAGTATGTTTTTGAAGAGCAATTTTTCAAGTTTGCTAGACCGTATTTTGATAAGTATCCTAATCTACCAGTCACATTATCTGGAGGTTGCGCGTTAAACGTAATCCTTAATGCTCGTATTATCAAAGAAAAAGAATTAAATGTTTTTGTTCCACCGAATACAAATGACTGTGGTGTTGCAGTAGGCGGGTTACTTGATTATCAAAAACCAGAGCAGCAGGTAGACTTGACATACTCAGGTGTTCCGGTTCTGGATGCACACATGTTTTCTTCTTATATTGAGGATTATTCATTCTCTATTCTTGATGATATTTCTGTAAGCGAACTAGCTGACTTTATCAGACTTGGAAATATTGTTGGAATCGTCAATGGTAATTCAGAACACGGTCCCAGAGCCTTGGGAAACAGAAGTATTATTTGTAACCCTGTTGGAGACATGAAAGATGTTTTGAATAAAAAAGTAAAGAACCGTGAATGGTATCGTCCATTCGCACCAGTTGTTCGCCTTGAAGATGCTCCAAAGTATTTTGATTTTCCTGAAGGTGTTCAATCTCGCCATATGACATATGTAGCAGAAGTTAGAGATGAATGGAAAGATACTTTACCCGCTATCACCCATGAAGACGGCACTGGACGTATTCAGACTGTCACTCGTCAGCAAAACCCTTTTCTTTATGATCTAATTACAGAATTTGAAAAGGAATCAGATCATGGCGTGTTATTAAATACTTCTTTTAATGTCAATGGTAAGCCGATTTTGAGCCGCCTCTCAGATGCTTTAAAGATTCTACGTGAAACAGAGCTTGATGCGGTGTATTACAACGGCAAACTGGTGTTTAGAAGCGGTGAAGAAGAGAAGTACACAAGACGTTTGATTAGTGAAAATATCAAACCACTTGATGATACCACAACATTGTACTTACTTGTATTCCCAGAAAACCTCAAAGAGTACACGAAATACAAAGCAATGATCAAAGAAATTTCCGAGAGTGAAGATCAGATTGTTTTGATTACTCCAAGTGCATATGAAAATAAGCTAAAGAAAGATTTCCCATCTTTTGAAGTAGCAACTATCCAACAAAATCATATGTACTATCATGAAATGATAAAAGAGAATATTCCAGATATTTCAATAGATGCAAATTCTTTTTATGATCTTGTGAAACTTCTCTGGATCAAACCAATCATGCACAAGAATTATTATAGAACAAAAAACCATATGTTCGTGTCTTTGAAAAAGTTCTTGGAACAAAAAAACATTGTTCGCGAAATAGAAATACTAACACGTTTTGCGAAAGATGAAGGTCACATCATAATTTCCGGTAAAAAGTATGATGGTATTTTTGCATCAAGTACTTATAAGAAGTTTATCACTGATGAACCTTCTGAAATTTCGATAACACCAGATATCTTTATTGGTAGTATAGATGACATTGATTGGTTATCAGTGTTCTTTGAAGGCATGTTCTTGGATGGAATGCGAAATGGAATTGTTGGTAATGATATAGATTATCTGTATCTTACTTATATAAGAAATAAAGACAAGTTCAAGGTGTTGTAATGAAACATGATGTAAGATTCGTAACATGCATATACGATGATCTACACAACACAAAGTTTCGTGGTAGGTTAAATCGGGGGGTCCATTATGGGTTTTCACTGTCTCAACTTGCAATGATGGACGCCCCTTTTTATTGTTTTACAGACACTGTAAACTTTTACAAATATGTTCCTTTGATGCTCTTACATGATATTAAAAATGTAAACTTCATAAACTATGATCTTAACAAATACCCATTAACTGAAAAAATTGAAAATGTTAGAAATAGAAATCCTGAAACGTATCGTAATTCTCCATCATGGCAATTACGCTGTGTTGAAATAATGTGGGCCAAATTTAATTGGATTAATTATGTATGTGAGAATCTAGTAAATGATGATACAATGCTATACTGGATTGATGTAGGATTTTCACATGATGGAATCATTCCAAAAAAATACAATGGCATCTATAACACTAAAAAATACAATAACGAAGCACATGAATATCATCACAGATTTTACAACAATTTGTTATTCAATAAAGAACTCCCCGATTTACTAGCAGAATATACAGGTAAAGATAAAGTACTTAACTTCTTATCAAGGCATCCTCAACACAGTGATGAATTCAAATTACCATTGGAGAAAAAGCATTTTATAGGTACTATTATTGGTGGTCTTTTTGGCGGTAATTGTGAAGTGCTGAATAACATTGCTAAAGAAGGTATAAAGGTGTGTCAAGAACTTGTTGAACACGAGTGCTTGGTAAAAGAAGAAGATATTCTTTCTTATATTTTAAATAAAAAGCATTTAGAAAAAGGAAACTTAGATGATCATCGCATTTTTAAATTTGATACGTGGTATCATGAAGATTGGAACGTTTATCGTTCAGAAGATGTAAGTTTTTCTGATTTTTTTAAGGAATTGAAGCAATGAGCTTGAACACAGCAATTATAACTTTAGCGGTTCGAGATGATCGTTATAGAAAATGCGCTGATTTTTTAGAACAAACTATAAAAGAACATAATCCCGAATATGACTTTTTTGTTTATAGTGATTGTCCGAGGCGTCTAGAAAGAAGAGAAAACTATTACGATATAAAAGAAGTTACAGATATGAAACTTACTTCAGTAAGTGTAAATGTTTTTAATTTTAATTTAAAGCCCGTTATATTTAATTATTTTTATAACAAACATACTGCTTATGAAAAAGTTGTTTTTCTAGATGCAGATGCATTTTTTTCAAAGAAAAATATTTTTATAAAAGAGCATACTAAAGAACTTGATTTTTACTTTATTAATCACAATAATTATACCTATAAAGCATTAGGAGGTACTCAAAAAGATAAATTTGAAAAACTAATAACTAAATTAGAATTAGATAAAAGTTATTTTGAAAAACCATTAAGACGAGGTATAGAGACCGTTTTTATAGTAAATAGATCAAATAAAGTAAAAAGATTTTTAGAATCATGGGTTGATATTTCTAAAAAAGCAATAGAAGCTAATATACTTGCTCCATATGAATTCATGGAACTTTCTATTGCTTTGGACATGCATCCTGATATTACGTTTGGTAACCTGTCATTAGCCACTACTAAAAAAGATACTTCTATCAAACTAGTTCATAAAAACAATGTTATTGATTTAATAGGAAGATAATAATGAAAGATCATAATGTGCTAATGGTTAGTTTACCTAGAACTGGAACAACATCGTTTTGTAGAATGACAGATATATTAGGGTATACATCTTATACTCCTGCATTAAATAAAATACAAAAACTTTTTTATGGTAGAACTGGAATGTCTTTTTCTGACACCCCGTGCTTTGCACCATCAGTTTACAATGAATTTTTAAATAGTGGCCAAAAAACTTTATTTGTTTATATTGACAGAGATTTTGATAGTTGGTTTGATTCAATGACAAAAAGCACAAATCTTCTTAGAACGCAATATAATCTAATGAGATTAGAAGATGAAAAAATAAAAAAGCCTGAACTTTTTATTGATAGAAAATATTATTATGAAGTTTTTGGAGATTTTGACTACTATAGTAAAGAATTTAAACAAATTATCCGACAAAGATTTTTTGAACATCGTAGGAGATGCTTTGAAGATTTAAAGAATCATCTCTTAATCTATAAATTTTCACAGGGTTGGAAACCACTCTGTGATTTTTTACAAGTAAATATTCCAAACGAAGAAATTCCACACTTACATAACATGTCAATGAGGGTAAAATGAAAAGTAATCTAACACTAGTAACAGCATTATTCGATATCAAGAGAGGAGACCTTAATTCAGGTTTCAGTAGATCATTTGAGCACTATGTAGAGTGTTTCAAACGTCTTTTGTATGTAGATTTACCGATGACGATTTTCTGCGATGAGGAAGTTGAAAAAATTGTATGGGAAATTAGAAGCTTTGAAAATACGCACGTTGTCAGAAAGTCACTTGATGACCTCCGCAACTTTCCATTTTATGAACAGACTAATAATATTAGACAGCAAGATGATTGGAGAAACCGCGCTGGATGGATTGTAGATAGTCCACAATCACAGTTAGAACTGTATAACCCCCTTGTAATGAGTAAACAATTTTTCTTAAATGACGCGGCCATATTCAACTTCTTTGATACAAAATACTTCATGTGGATTGACGCGGGCATTTCAAATACTATCGGTGAACCAACACAATATCTTGATAAAGATTTTGCTCGTAAAGTTATCAAGAAGATGGACAAGATGATGTACGTTTGTTTTCCTTACGATGGACAAACAGAAGTACATGGCTTTGAAAAATCACAATTTAATCACTATGCGGGCACAGAAACCGATCGTGTAGCCCGAGGTGGCATGTTCGGCGGTAGTAAATTTGCAATAAACCAAGTCAACGATATTTACTATCAGCTACTCAACAGTACCTTGAGTTCTGGACTCATGGGAACTGAAGAAAGCATCTTCACGTTGATCACATATCGCCATCCAGAGCTTTGTAATATTGTTTGGATAGAACCAAACGGTCTTATTTATAAAGCTCTTGAGGACATTAAAAACAGTGAAGCATTGCCCGATGCTGAAAGATTAGCATTTTATGTTCTTACATACAATCTTCCACAACAGTTTGAACTATGGATTGAATCATTCAAGGAAGCATTTCCAGAAGAATTCAATAAAGTTAAAAAATATGTCATAAACAATTCAACTGATCCAATGGTCAATGATCGGTATCAACAACTGTTCAATGAAAATGGATTTGAAGAATTCAAATTTGATAATATTGGCATAAATGACGGGCGCCAATTTGCAGCAGAGCATTTTGCTGAAAGCGATCATCAGTACATGGTATTTTTTGAAGATGACATGCTTCTTCAAACCAAGCCGGGTGTTTGCAAATGCGGTTTCACTACATACCACAGTGAATTGTTTGACAAGTGTATCGATATTTTAGAGATGGAAAAACTAGATTACCTTAAACTAGCATTTACAGAGTTCTTTGGCAATAACCATGAAAATTGGGCATGGTATAATGTACCAATGGAGAAAAAAGAAGAATATTTTCCATTAAGAGAGGATGATTCTAATCCGCGTGCTACCATTGTTAAAAGAACATCAAGTCATCGCGGTCTACCATACGCTGTTGGTGAATATCACTACTGCAACTGGCCAATTCTCTTCAACAAAGAAGGTAACAAAAAAGTGTTTATCGATACAAAGTTTGAACACCTTTTTGAACAAACATTAATGAGTCATGTGATGCAGAGAATTCGTGATAATGAGATTCAGCCCGGAATTCTATTGGCCACTACAATCAATCATGAAAGACGCTATCATTATGATGGTAAAAAGAGAAGAGAAAATAGACATTACGATAATTAAGGATTTACAATGGGTGAAAAGGTATTTGTAGTAAGTTTACCAAGAACCGGCACTAAATCAATGTGTCAGATGCTAAAAGATTTAGGATACAATGTAAAACATGTTGCCGGACCTCATTTAGAAGCGTTTGCAGGAAGGCATGATGCAGTAGCTGACACTCCAGTGTTTGCATACTATGCAATAGCTTATCTTTTAAAAACTTACCCAACCGCAAAATTCATATACATTGAAAAAGACTTTAAAGAATGGTTTGATTCAATGGTAAAAGTAAATCTTGCAAGAAATTTTAACAAAATGTTAGATCAGGACTATGAATCTCTTTCTAATCATTCTAAAGCTGATTTAGATTCTTTAGTCAGTGTTTTCGGAAATTTGAAAATATCAGAAGATAACTATAAAGAACTTGAAAGAAAGTTTTTTGACCATCGTGTTCATGTTTTTCAAGAAGTTCCATCAGAACAGTTGTTGTTTTATAGATTTTCTATGGGTTGGCAATCTCTTTGTGATTTCTTGAATAAACCTATTCCCGTAAAAGACATTCCCCATCTTAATCAAGATACAATGTTTGATAATATTTCTTAATCACTAAATCCAGTGTGTTCAAATATTACATAAGAAACATTTCCTACAACCGTAGATGTTGTGAATGGTGATGAAAAGGGGAATCTATTTACATCATCTGTTTGTCCTCCGCCCGGAATAAGCGAACCTTGCCCTCCAGAAATATAACCAAAACTTGGATCGCTATGCCCAGATGCATTGGTAATACTAGCAGTTAGGTCTCCAACATCTGTAGCTGTCGTGAATGGTGAAGAAAATGGGAATCTTTCAACAATATTTGTGTTTATACCACTACCACTAATTCCATTTCTCCCCCCACTTGAATATCCATCAGTAGAAGAACGCTGAGATGAAATACTAGTTCTTACAGTTGATAAATCTCCAACGTCGGTTACAGAAACAGGTGTAGAGAATGGGAATCTATCAATTTGTGAGAACGCTGTTGCTGGGGGTGCTGGATTTTGCCCCCCAAGTGCATATCCATCAGTACTTGAATACGTTCCACTAACAAAGATAACTGTATTGGAAAGATTAGCTACAGTAGTAGTCGTTGTAAAAGGAGTACTAAATGGGAATACATTTACTCTAGTAGCAGTATCTCCAAAAAAGTATCCATCTCCACCAGTTGTGTCACTAGCTCCTGCACCGTTATTAAGGTTTTCATCAGGATCGCCTATATTTGTTGTACTTGTAAACGGTGCCGCATATGGAAATTGTTCTGTTTGAGAAAAACTACTTAAGAAACCACTGCTTCCATCAGTAGTTCCGGGTAAACGAGTCCTAATTCCATTTAGATTACCAACATTTGTTGATGATGTAAATGATGAAGAGAACGGAAAGCTAGTAATATTTGTTGTAAACGATGGGCTTAAAGCAGGACTTTGACCACCAGCAACAAACCCTTGACCTGATCCAAATACCGATGAAGGTGTTACGGAAGGAGTTGGAGTTGGTGATGGTATTGGAGAACTTGTGGGTGTAATAGCCGGTGTTGAAGTTCTTGTTGTTGTTGGTGTAACAGTTACTGCTGGTGTTGAAGTTCTTGTTGGTGACGGTGTAACAGTTACCGCTGGTGTTGAAGTTCTTGTTGGTGTAACTGTCGGAGTAACTCCCGCTGTTGGAGACGGTGTAACAGTCTCAGTTGGCGTAACGGTTGGAGTCACTGCCGCTGTCGGAGACGGTGTAACAGTCTCGGTTGGTGTAACGGTTGGAGTCACTGCCGCTGTTGGCGATGGTGTAACGGTCTCGGTTGGTGTAACTGTTGGAGTAATCGCCGCTGTCGGAGACGGTGTAACAGTCTCGGTTGGTGTAACGGTTGGAGTCACTGCCGCTGTTGGCGATGGTGTAACGGTCTCGGTTGGTGTAACTGTTGGAGTAATTACCGCTGTTGGAGACGGTGTAACGGTTTCAGTTGGAGTGACCGTTGGAGTTGCCCCCGGCGTTGGTGATGGCGTAACAGTTTGGGTTACGGTAACCGTTGGTGTCAGTGTAGGTGATACTGAAGGTGTTAGCGTTGGTGTAACAGTCTCGGTTGGTGTAACTGTTGGAGTTGTTCCTGACGTTGGGGATGGTGTAACAGTTTGGGTTATAGTAACCGTTGGTGTCGGTGTTAATGTTGTTGTAGGCGTCGGTGTTACGCCTGATGTTGGTGTCATTGTTGGCGTAACTGTATTTGTTGGTGTTATAGAAGGGGTAACTGTATTTGATGGCGTAACTGTTGAGCTAGGTGTTATAGATGGTGTCTCAGTAGCCGTAACTGTTGGCGTTGGAGATGGTGTAATAGCGGCGGTGCTTGTAGCCGTAGGTGTTGGTGAAAGTGTAGGTGTTATAGTAGCTGTGACACTTGGGGTAACAGTAGAAGTTGGTGTAAATGTCGGGGTTGGCGTAAATGTTGGTGTTGGTGTAGGACTTAAAAGCTCAAGTTCCTGTGCTTCAGAAGATAGAAAAATATTAACAAAGCCTTTTACTGGTGCTGAAAATTGAATCTGAATTTCTTGGGGAGAAATAACCACAATTCTGCCGGGCTGTACTTGAGAAAAAGTACCGTCATCATTTTCTTCAAAAACAAACCCTAATAGAATCTCAGCACGCTTATTGTACCTAACATTCCATGTCTTTGAAGCTTCAGACTGTGTATACTGTATTGTGATAATTTCACCATCATAAGTAACATCATTACTCATGATGTACTCACCTGTGAACTTATCCAACAGTACCTGTTGTAGATTTTCAAGCTTCTCAGACATTGGGTTACTCCATAGTGGTATTTATGGTGTTAGCCCTGATGACTGGTGCCGCTATCCCTAGCTTGAGTAAGATCACCCACATCAGTTGCCGTTACAAACGGTGAAGAGAATGGAAATCTATCAACTTGTGTAAATGCAGGCGGGCCAAAGCCTCCGGCAGAATAACCATCCGATGAAGACGAACTTCCTCTTTGTCCTCTAGCAGCAATATTTAAATCACCCACATCAGTTGCCGTTACAAACGGTGAAGAGAATGGAAAACGTTCAACAGTAACAATAGTTGTGAAAGTGCCCGGTGCGGTTTTTCCTCCTGCTACAAATCCATCTGTAGAACTATCAGCACTTGCTCCTCTTGTCCTGTTAGTAGCAAAATCGCCTACATCGGTCGCTGTTGTAAACGGAGAGGAGAATGGAAAGCGATCGGTCTGATTAGAAACACCTGTAGGAAAAGGAGTAACATAACCTCCTGAAGCATGTCCGTCTGTGGAGCTGCTGTTTCCAAAACCATATCTCTTTCTTCCAGTTAAACTTCCAACACTTGAAGATGTTGTAAATGGTGAGGCAAATGGGAAAGATTCTTGTCCACCCGCAGGGTTTCCATTGGCACTAATACCATCAGTGCTTGAACTATTACCAACACCGCCAACTGGAGCAACTGCTAAATCGCCTACATCGGTCGCTATTGTAAATGGTGAAAAGAATGGGAAACTTTCCGTTTGTGTTCCAATACTAGATGGTGATGTTGGTACACCGGCAACATAAGCATCCAAAGAGCTGCTGTGAGAGCTAGCGTTAAGAGTATTTGCAGTTATATCTCCAATATTAGTTGCAGTAAATGGTACTACGGGTGCTGCAAATGGATATCTATCTATTCTAGTTGAAGTTGATGGAAATGCTTCAAAACCAGAAACTACATATCCATTAGTTGCTGCTCCCGGCGTAGTTGGTGTTGGTGTTGGTGTTGGTGAATTTGTTGGTGTAACAGAAATAGTAGGTGTTACGCTTGGAGTCACTGAAATAGTTGGAGTAACCGACGGTGTAACGGTATTGGTTGGTGTTAATGTAGGCGTTACTGCCGGAGTTGCTGTAACTGTTGGTGTAACCGTTGTAGTTGTTGTAACAGTTTGTGTTGGTGTCGGTGTTACAGTATTTGTTGGCGTTACAGAAATTGTAGGTGTAACACTCTGAGTTGGAGAATTTGTAGGGGTGACTACAGGAGTCCCCGTAAGTGTAGGTGTGGGTGACGCATTTACTGTTAATGTTGGTGTAGGCGTTGGTGTTGTAGTTGGTGTTGTAGTTGGTGTTGGTGTAGGCTTTACACTCCAAAGCTCTGGGAATACACCGTAAACGGGAGTAAATGCTAATGCTCTTGGATTACCCAAACCAGATACCAATGTTGAGATAAAAGTACCTGTTAATGAATTATATGTTGTAATTGTGTCTGTATCAGTTTCTGAAATGTAAAGAACATTATTAACGTCATCAACATCAATTGAATTTATATTAGCAGGGGCGCTCTTATTACTCCATATTTCAGCACCCGTAGATGCATCTAGTTTATATATTTCTCCAGAATCACAAGCAGTGTAAACATTTCCACTACCATCTACCACAACAGACACAACGGATGGGGCATCAGTAGATGGTGTACTATCATCAAAAAATGCGACAAACTGCCATAGTCTTGCACCTGTAGAAGAGAAAGCTCTCAAACTACCATCATTACTTGCTACATATACATTTCCATTTACATCTGTTGCAAGTTCTGCAATTCCAGTGAAGAATACATCATCGAATGTTTGTAGAATAGCACCTGTATCTGGATCGACTCTGCGCACTCTAGTATTTGAAGCAGATTCATCACCAACATACAAGTTACCATTTATATCTACAGCAATAGCTTCGGGTTCTGGATTAAAGTTTACATCAAATAGGACCGTAAGTCCATCAGCACTAAGTTTTCTAAGTTGCGTTGATTGGTCAGTACCATAGTAAACTTCATAGTCTTTATTTACTGCAAGAGAAATAACATCATTAGAACCAGAAACTAATACCGAATCATGATACCATAATTGGGTTCCATCTTGATCAAATTTATAAATTCCTTCGTCTGTTCCCGTGGCTGCAACATAGATATTTCTTTGATCATCTACTAGAAGTTCAGTAACAGAAGTTCCAAAACTGAACGGCGGCGTTGACCAGACAAGAGCGCCCGATGTATCATAACGACGCAATTCTCTACTCGTTGTATCATAAATTACAACAAATCTTTCATTAGATGGTGTTGGTGACGGTGTTGGTGTTACCGTACCTGTAAAACCTGTAGTTGGAGTCAACGTTGGCGTAACAGTATTAGTTGGGGTTGGAGTTGGTGTTACAGCCGAAGGAGTAATGGAAGCTGTAGGTGAAATAGTAGGAGTTACGCTTGGTGTTGGAGTGAAGTCTGCACTTTGTGGTTGATAGAAATATATCGTACCAATACTAAACAAGTTAAAATCATTTGCAATAATTGCGGCTGTTGTATCGTTAATAGATGATCTTGCAGAAAAGTCATCGCGTTCCACGCGTCCTTCTGGTTCAAAAATCTTGTTAACTAATGTCCAATTCACACCACTTCTTTCATACAAGAAAGCAGTACCGGACCTAAAGCCCGCAAGTCGGTCTTTATCTGCACTAACAAGCAATTTATTTTTATCTGGACTTACAGAAATAAAGCTACCGTATTGCATCCCATCAATTGGATCATCTGGTGTTAGTGTAGCCACTAAGGTATATGTACCTACATTCTTTTGATAAACATATACAAGTCCAGCTTCATTATCGCCAATATCTTTAGGATCACCGATAAACAAGAATTCACCATCATCAGATATTTCAACGGCTGTTCCGAAATCACTTTCTCCTACAGGCCCTTCAATTATCTGAAATTCATTAATTTCACCACCTACTGGTAATATGTTCAAATCAAAAACTGCAACACCGCGATCTAATCCGTCTTGTACACGCACCGCAACAAAATCACCATTCTTTGACATAGTTACGGACTGATCTACAAAGAAAGATGGTCCAAAATTAGGATCATCAACAACAAGCTCGTATGTCTCTTCAATCCAAGAAGTACCATTATAATTGAAGATTTTACCAACATCACCGTCTATTACAAATAAACGATTACCATCATTTGAAATAGTTAACTTCTCTCCAAATATACCATCATATGTAGATGGCTGTATCACTTCTGGATTAGCGGTATCAAACTGACCATTACCAAGCTTTCTATAAATGTTTACAGAACCTCTTTGGGAACCGCTAATTAAGGGACCGAATTTACCAATTGCAAGAACATCACCACTAGATGAAATAGACACCAACGGATAGAAATTTAAATTATTAATTTCAGTTTGATCGTATTCTAAAACACCCGGTGAAGTTTCAATTCGCGGTGGAATAACTTGCACATTTGTAGGTACTGCATCACCGGGATTTCCATCAGATGGCCCTACCCATCCATCCACATTGTTTCTATTATAGATCAACAAGAAATAATCATTAGATGACGGACCATCAGACCATACAACGGCTGTTGTACTATTATCTTTAGATATATCAACCCATGAAGGCTCGGAGTTTTGGAACGATTGGAATAGAGTCGCTGCTGCCCCTGATGGGCTTGGAGTAACCGTTGGTGTTGGTGTAGCCGTTACGGAAGCAGTTTCTGTTGGCGTAACTGTCGGCGTAACTGTTGAGGTTGGTGTTGGTGTTAACGCGGGTGTCGCACTTATTGATGGTGTCAACGAAATAGTTGGTGTTAGAGTTGGTGTAACACTTGGAGTTGGTGTTGGAGATTCTGTTATTAGCGTATCGCCACATCCTTCTAGGGAAACTTCAATAGTATAAACAATTCTGATTCTGCTATCCGCAGATTTTAAGATAGGATCGAAAATAATATGTGTAAGCAACCTTTCTCTTTCTAGAGCAGTATTTGCCGGATCATTTTGAACACCTGCATCACGACCAGCTTCATCATTTACATTGATCTTTGATGAATCTCCGAGTGCTAACAAGAATGCCAAGTTTGGTAAACTTGTTGCAGAAATAGAAATATTTGAGTTAGACGCATCTAAAATTTCAACAGTAGAAGTTGAACCCGTGGTTTTACTTTCAATCGTAAAGAAACCAAAAGATTCTCTTCCGAGAATTGTTGGATATATACCACCTGTTCTATCTGTTACAAAAACGAAAGCACCTTCTGGATCACTTGCAAGATTATCAGGAGACGCGGGAAGAGAGGTAGAATACCAACTGTTTGGACCGGAAGCATTATTAAGACCCTCGCACAAATCACCAAAAGTGAATTCGCCCCCCACACCAGAACCTGTACCAGCAGCAGGTGTTCTAATAATTACTTCTTTTATTACACCATCTACTCTTAATCTTAAACCATATTCCGTATTGCCCGCAAGATTTGTAATAGGATCAATTCCGTTTGTTACTTGCACTAAATCAGTAGAAATAACATCATTTACGTCAACAGACGTTGTACCCGCAGTTTCAGCCGCTGGAAGGCCGGGGCTGTAAATTCCTAATTCATCGAACAGAAATCTTCTTTCTCCCGCTGTAATAATAACATCATCTTGATTAGCAAGCTGACCGGAAGGTTCATTTTCATTCAAAACTACTGTTGTTGTAATAACCGAGTTTCTATTTACTTCAGTTGAACGAACACTGTTTTCACCGGGCAGCGGATCAGCACCGCCACCAACGCGGATATTATCTGGACCCGCAGAGCCGGGGTCTTCTCCGACGAGCGGACTTGACTCATCGATAATTTCGGAGTATGTTTCTCTATATAGACGGGACTGCCAGCCAGCACCGTTTGTACCGTCATTAGGGAGTCTGAATACAGTATTACCACCAGCGTCAATGAAAGTACCACCATTACCTAGTGCTAATCTGTAAAAAATAGAATTATCTTCATTAGCCAAAGCACGGCTAATGATTCTTGCCATGTTCTGAGGATGAATGGCATTATACCTATCAAGTAGCTTTACGCCCTTTGTATCATCAAATATTTGTACACGACCACGTAATTTTATTTTTAAGCGGTCAAAAGCATTTGACATGTTCTATGACTCCTGATATAAAGTATTTATAGTCTTAGTATTTACTTAAAAATAGAGGAATTGTTAAAATGTCTTCCATAGTTAAAAAGCTCAATAAAGCGGGTCTTTTTACCCCCAAAGAAGAATTTGTAACGGATACTGTTTATGAAGTTCTAATGGGTTCAGTAGCTTACGGGGTGTCAAATGACACTTCGGATGTGGATGTGTACGCAGTTACAGTTCCTCCAAAAACCATGGTGTTCCCTCATTTGACCGGACACATTCATGGATTTGGCTCCGCGCCTAAAAACTTTGAAGTTTATCAGAAACATCACATGCAGAAAGATGAAAAAGAATATGATGTTGCAGTATATTCTCTGATAAAGTACTTTGATCTTTGTGCGCAAAACAATCCTAACATGCTTGATTCTCTCTTTGTGCCTGATCGTTGCGTCCTTCACATGACTGACGTTGGCCAACATATGAGAAGTCATAGAAAGATGTTTCTTTCTAAGCAAGTTTTTAACAAGCTTAGGGGATATGCTTTTGGTGAATTGAAAAAGCTGTCTACTTACAAACCAGAAGCAAATGCAAAGCGTACAAAAAGCTTTGAAAAATTTGGCTATGACGTAAAGAGCGGCTACCACGTTGTTAGGTTGATGCGCGAAGCCGAACAAATACTTCAAGAAGGAGATTTGGACCTTGAGCTTTCTCGCGAGCAACTAAAAGCTGTAAGGCGCGGTGAATGGACTCTTGAACAGCTTACAGAGTGGTTTCATGCTAAAGAAAAGACTCTTGATCTGCTTTCTACTCAAAGCTCATTGCCTGTAAAGGCTGATTATGGTAAACTGCGGACTCTTATAACCGAATGTTTAGAAATACATTACGGTAGCCTAGATTTTGCACTAAATACTGATCCGGGCCTTGTAGAAAAATTCAAGAGAATAAAAAAAATAGTAGAGGAGTAATTATGGCTTCAAGATTTAGTCCCGAAAATTGGGAAGAGCAGTACCTTGGTTTGATTGAGGAAATAGTCAGTAACGGTACAACACAGTTCAATGAACGCACTGGAAAGAAATGTTATTTCTATCATGGTGACATGATGAAATTTGATCTTTCCACTGGCTATTTTCCTCTTCTTACTACAAAAAAGATGGCAGTTAAATCTATGATCGGTGAGCTTTTGGGTTTTATCCGAGCAGCAGACAACGCAAAAACATTTCGTGATCTTAAATGTAACTTCTGGAATGCTAATGCTAATGAAACTGTTGGCTGGTTAGAAAATCCAAACCGTAAAGGTGAAGATGATCTAGGGCGTATTTACGGTGTTCAAGCACGTAAGTGGGAAAGTATGACCGGACAAATTGATCAATTACGTAATGCTATTGATAAACTATCTCAAGGCATTGACGATCGTCGCTTAATTGTTACACATTGGAACCCCGGTGAAATCAATCAAATGGCACTTTTACCATGCCATTTGCTATACCAATTTGGTATCCGAGACGGTCATCTTGATCTATGCATGTATCAACGTTCTTGTGATGTTCCCTTAGGAATTCCCATGAATATCGCAAGCTATGCCTTACTGCTTTTGCTAGTAGCAAGAATTACCGGTCTTAGACCCGGAGTGTTCACACACTTTATGTGGAACATTCATATCTATGAAGATCAATATGATCAAGTTTTTGAACAAATTAGGAGAGTTCCGTATCATCCTCCAAAAATTATTATCGATGATGGAATCAAAACTCTAGAAGATTTGGAAACTTGGGTTACACCAGATCATTTTAAACTTGATGGGTATGAACACCATCCTGCAATTAGGTATGAGTTTTCAGAATGAAACGACTTTTTGCAATATGGCAAAGCCCGTTTAACAAAGTAGTAAGATCACATGAAGCTTTGATTGGAGGATTCTTGGCTGGACTTGTAACGGGTTTAGCCTTGGTCCTTATTTTAACTTTAAAAATTACATTTGATGATTTTGAAAAGCCAATAAAGTTGTGTGATGAATTTAGTAATATTGAAAGTATTGAATATAGATTCGATACAAAACTGCATATAGTAATGTGCAAAGATGGAAGAAAATTTAATAACTTTTAAAGTGTTTCGAAGTTTGTACCGGGAACAGCTTGTACTAAGATTCGGACCGCAGTTGAAGCATTCAAGCTAACACTAACTCTATTATTATCTAATAATACAATTTCGTCAATTTCATCATCTTTTACTATAGTTTCAGTCATACCGTCTACTCGCACAACAGTTACAGTACAATATTTGTTATCAAAATTATGATTAACAATCCAAGAGCTATTTAGTCCAGATAAATCTTCAAATTTATGATAAACTTTTCTGTTTATCCATAATTCACTAACTAAGTCAAATGAAAGAACTTCACAATCACACACTCCAGTAATGTGAACGTCTTCAAGTTCATCAAGAAGGATAGTTTGTCTATCAAGTTCATCAATTGAGCCCACTGTCCAAACAGCACCATCATAATAGATGACGTATCGATCAGATAGATCGTTTTCATCAAATCCTAAATCTACACCCGCAATATTTGTAACGGTTTGTGCATTCGTAATTGCAGTATCTAATTGTTCAATAACGTTGAACAAACCATCTTCTGTTCCAAGGCCAGAAATATTATCTAAAGCATTGAATGCACTAGGATTAAATGAACGATCGGGATTGATCCATTCTGTTCCTAATGCGTCAATTAAATTATCTGAAAGAGCGTTTGCTACTTCAAAACGTAGCCATGCGGAACCGTTATTGAAAAAATAAGAGTTTTGAGAGAAGTTATAGATGATCTTACCTTCGTCCGCAGGATCGAAAGTGGGGTTTGATGGCACTTTTTCAGCCACCAAGTTTACAATAGAACCATTTACTAATTCAAGATCACCGAAATATTTCATTTAATACTCTCTTTTTTATTATTTATTAAATTAACCTTGATGACCAGCAGATCGTGTTCTAGCAATAGTTATATCACCTACATCTGTAGAGGGTGCAAAGGGATTACTAAATGGATATGAATCTATACGATTTCTTTGTGTAGCAGCGGAAGGAGAATTATCTCTTCCTCCAGAAGCATAACCATCTGTTGTACTACTTTGTCCGGCAGCTTCTCTTATTTCTACGCTTAATGATCCAATTGTAGTAGAAGTCGTAAAGGGGCTGCTAAATGGAAAACGTTCAACGGTATCAAAAGTAATTGGTGATGGTGTGGATGGATTTAATCCACCGACACTAAATCCATCAGTGGAAGAGCTATTGCCCGTAGCATCAATAACACCCGTTGTTAAATCCCCAATATCAGTGGCTGTTACAAATGGTGATGCAAAAGGAAAACTCTCAATAATATTCAATGGTGAGGGAATAAAACCCCCTGAAGTATACCCATCTGTACTCGACTGTTGTCCCGTAAGATAAGCTCTAGCTTGATTTAAGTTTCCTACTGCCGTTGCATTTCCAAACGGTGATGAAAACGGAAACCTATCCACTACAGAAGTTAATATTGTTGGTGCTGGAACTGATGGGCCTCTACTACCCCCCGAATTATACCCATCGCTATTAGAACTTTGCCCCGCAAGTCTTTCTCTTCCCCCTGTAGGTAACGAAAGAAATCCTATATCGTTTATGGTTACAAAAGGTGAAGAAAATGGAAAACTTGAAATACGAGCACCAAAACCATTATTACCAGAAACGTATCCGGTGCCCGGAACCAACGCACTTTGTCCGGCATGTTGTGAAATTTCATCACCAGACGCTAATGGAAATGTAGAAACCGTCGAAGCTGAAATTGGCAATGCGGCCGCAAATGAAAATTTATCAACTCTTCTTGACGAACCTGAACCCGGCGCACCATCACCACCACTTGTAAATGCTTCTGATGCTACTATAGCCGAAGGTGTTGGTGTAACTGAAATGGTCGGCGTTGGTGTAATAGATGCAGGTGGTGTTGCCTGTGGTGTAGTTGTAGTTGTAACCGTTGGTGTAACTGAAATGGTCGGCGTTGGTGTAATAGATGCAGGTGGTGTTACCTGTGGTGTAGTTGTAGTTGTAACCGTTGGTGTAACCGTTGGTGTAACTGTGTTTGTAGGTGTAACAACAGGAGTTCCTGACAAAGTTGGTGTAACCGCAGGAGTTACAGTAGCACCTTGCGTTGGTGTTAACGTTGGTGTAACAGTTAGAGACGGTGTTGCTGTTGGACTTGCGGTAGGTGATGGTACAAAAGTCGGTGTGGGTGTGGGTGTTACAGAATTCGTTGGTGTTACAGAAGCCACCGGGGTACTTGAAGGTGTAATAGAAACCGTTGGTGTTGGTGTAACATTACCGATAATACCACACTCACTAGCGCCAATTCTGTAGGCAATCAAGTTTACATAACCAGAAACAGGAGTTGAAAATCTTATTACAATTGCGTTGGGACTTGCAATCACTATTTCATTGGGTTTAACCAGTTCATCATTAATATAAACCTGAGCAATTATATTTGTTGTATTATTATTGTGAACAATGACCCATTCATCTGAATCAACTGTTTGATCAAATGTATACGGGCAAACTAGTATACCCTCTTGTCCTAAAAGAAAGAATTCTCCACTTGTTTTACTTCTGAATACTCTTCTAAGATCAAAAGCCATTTAGACCCCCGATGGTGTGGGTGTTACTGTAGGAGTTACTGTTGGTTCTGCATCAATCAAGAAAAGATCGTCAATTGAAATCAATGCGGTATTTGCATCAACCACAATTCCAACCCGTTGCATTGAAATTCTTTGTGGAACAGTAGTTGTAACGGCACCATCCTTACCTACAAAAAGTAATGTACCGGGCGGTTCAGTAAAGTTCCAAGCTTCATTAACTACAAACCCAGACGTTGTGTATCTTTTTACGTCTCCCTTTGAAAAATCTTCCAAAGCTATTCCAATACATCTAAATTTAGGGATGGCAGAGCTTGCAAGTCCAAGAATGTTAGGCCCTTTCCATGCAACACAATGATATTTTGGAATTGGTTCGTTTGATCTTGCTCTTACCAAGGTAGCTTCTAGTTTAAAACTATTCAAAGGGCTCTCTTGTGTGCTGAGTGGCGTAGCGGATGTAAGAAACTCCCCATTGTTTCTCTTGATAGCATTTCCTGTGTCATCAAAAAGAATGGCCCCGGCCTCTCTATTTTGATTTATGGCAACTTGTGTTCCGGTAGTTTCTGGAATTAAGACCCCACCATTTTCAACTTTTCCTGCAAATACTCTGATACGATCAACCCACTTACTACCATTCCATACTTTCATCTTGGCTTCGGGAACTAAAAAGAAGTGCTTATCTGAGGGTGGAGATGCTGGTAAAGTATTACCAAACTCTGGTTCTATTGTTGTTCTACCAAATGTTCTTACGCCCGTGACTGTGTTCAAATCCCAATACAGCCAATAATCTGTACCACTAACATAAGGTCCGGGCCAAGCATTTGGAACGCTTTCATTTTCAGTATAAAGGTAATCTGAACTACCATCAGCAAATGCTACTTGTGTTGGATCAACATTAGCATTTAAGTTTACGGTGGTTCCTGTAAAGGATAGAAATGAAGGCGAAGCTTGCACGCTTACTATACCTTGTCTAAAAGTTATCAGCATCTTTATAATCCCAAGTTACTGATATTATTTATGCTTGCGACATGCTTTATGGTGTGTTATCAATTAAAATTGTAACATTTGCAGTTGCAACCTGTCCAGCAAAAGAGCTTGTAGTAGAAATATATAATGTTCCTGCAAAGTAAGCAGCATTACCGGGGTCTATAGGGCCTTCTATCCAAGTCCTATCAGTAGATAATAGATGCCACTGATCTAAAGCTGGTCCAGTTGGGAAACCACCAGTACTGGTTTGTTCAAGTCTCACATAATAAGAATTCCCTATACCAGTAGTCGGTGAAGGTGATGCGCCCCACCATTGACCACTTCTAGGACTAAATCCCGAACCCGTAGTTAGGTCTAAAATACCATTACTTCTTACGCTAAAACCAGCAGTCCCACCACCACTTACACTAAGACTTATATCTGTAAGCTGCACCCCTACTTGAGAAGGTGTGGGTGTAATTGTTCTTGTAGGTGTAACGGTTAGCGTGGCAGTTCTTGTTGGTGTTATAGTTGGTGTTGGTGTTGGAGTTCCTGATGCTCCCGGTGTACCAGATGTTGATGGCGTAATAGATGGTGTCAGCGAAATAGTAGGCGTAACATCTGGTGTTGATGTTGGTGCTGTAGTTGCCGTTGGAGTAGGCGTAACAGTCTCCGTCGGCGTGACCGTTGGTGTAGGAGTTGGTGATGCTAACAGATTTGTGCTTCCAGTTTCTTCAGTTAAAGGAAATACATCCTCAATGAGATTTTCATCCAAGAAAACTTCACCATCAAAAATAAAGAAGCGTCCATTCTCAAGAAGTGCCAATTCACCGGTATCTACTATCTTATCTCTAATTTTATCAGAAATACCATAGGGAGGTCTTCCTAATAATAGAAATAATTGCCTAGATTCAGGAGCATTTAATCCGAACCCCAAATTTATTTCAGTAATTCTAAAGCTTGTTCCATTAGGAATATCGTTCAATGTCTTAATATCTGGAAATGCATCTCTAATAACGTCTAGTATTCTAAAACTTTTAACTGAATAGTTTCTTCTTTTTCTAATGAGTACCTGATCCCAACCAAACCATGGTGAAATATCTTCGGGGCCATCTATCAAATATCTACCGGTAATTGTCTCGACGGGATTACTAGGTAATAACACTTCAACAGTTAAAAACAAACTATCACTAAAAATCCATTTTTGCTCTGCGCTTGTTTCTGTTATCGTTGGTGTTGGTGTAAATGTTGGCGTAACCGTTGGTGTAATAGTAGAAGCAGGCGTTTGAGTAGGCGTAGGTGATCCAGTAAACGACACATTAGGTGTAAGAGAAGGTGTTGGTGTTGGCGTTGCTGATACAGATGTAGTGACTGAAACAGTTGGCGTAACAGTTGGTGAAAATGAAACAGAAGGAGTAGGTGATGGTGTAGCCAATGGGTTAAAATTAGCGTTCACTGATATACTAGGTACTGCGAATGTCATTAAACCATCGTTTGATACTTGAAATCGTGTATCTTCACTTATTGTTAATACATCCCGTGGTACGCTAGAACGTGCTACTAATTGTATAATACCCCTTTGAGGAATAGTAAAAGAAACTTCTAGATTGTTTCTATCAATTACAGTTACAACATAATCATCAGGACTTACTTCTACTGGCTCTCCTGTAACATCATTAAAAAAGTAAACATTAACTGCTGGTGATACTCCTAGATTATGATTGACTTTCCAAGGATTTGCACTGATATTTTGTCGCTGCTCAAATAATACTCTTCTTGGAGTATAGTTTTGAAGACCCGCTACCGGTTCAGGTATGATTTCTGCACTTCGAAGAATGTTCTTGTTTCGTTCGATTTTATAAAGATGGCCCCTGCACCCACGAGTGATGATGCACTTTGAAAAGACCGTAATACCTCTCTTGTTTTCGGGTACGGTTATTTCGCGCTTACAGGTGTCACATTGATATGAAATAGTAGCCATACTTTAACTCTTTCGTATAGCTAATATTTATGCAGATAGGTAGTTCATGCTTTTTCAATAATTTTGTTAATTTCAATTATTAGACGTTCTGCTTTTTCTTTATTTTCTTCAATAAAAGCAATAGGCCCCATTCGTATATCATGCAGAATCCAAGAAAACTTTACTTCGTAATCATAAATTCGTGTGCCTCTAGAATTACCCCTTAGTAGTTCTTTTTTAGCTCTATTACTTTTTCGTTCTTTCAAAGCATTATTATGATTTTCACATGCTTCTTTAAATTTGTTATCTAGTTCAATTATTAGAGATTCTGTATCAACTTTTTCGGCCATTTATTGCTTCCAATACCTTTTAAGTGTGTTATCTAATTCATGTGGACGAGGCTTTCCATGAAAGCAAATAATCTTTGCTTTATTAGGAATAGTTATATTATTATGTATTAAACAATGCGCTTTATAAGACACAATTTCATTAGGAAATAAATCCTGAAAGTAGTCTATTGACGGAGCTAATGCAGCAATCCATTTTTGATCACCTTCGGCAGCATTTGCATCCATTACTCTTTTTGGCTTTTGGATGAATTCTTGATATATTCTTGTTATTCTATTACCATGCCAAGACATTAATCCACTGCCCATTGAGTGAAGATGATAAAAATCTCTCAAAGCACAAAACTCACCATCATACATAAGAATATCATCAATATTTTTGATCACAAATGTATCAAGATCAAAGTAGAAAACTTGCTGTCCTTCAAATAAATCTGGTTGAAAAAGTTCAACTTTCCCCCACCATTTGGGATAGTTATGTTTGAATGGAATAACTTTGTCAATTGCAGTTTTAGAAAAATTAACTGAATTGTCAGTCAAGCAAACTAATCTATGATCAATGGTGATATTTTCTTTTATGGCTTCCGCAATATTGTTCACATATTTGTAGTTGTAAACACCCCCACCATTTTTTAGAACCAAAGCAATAGTTACCGGACGTTTCAAAAGATCAGACTTTTTCCAATTTCTAGGCTTTAATTCTTTTCTTAGACATTTTATTGCTAGTTCTTTTTGTTTGACACCATTGATCATCATCTGACGAGAAACAATGAGTTCATCTTTGTGTGCTCTTATGAATTCATTAATTGCACGACTACACAAACGTGTACTGTTTGGAGCATAGTTGTCAAAATATAAAGTTCCACCATATGACATTTTTTCCCAAATGTATTCAAGTGCCTGTTTGGTTGGATGGTAGTGAACCAGATCAACTATAGCAAATGCATATCGATTTTCAGGAATTTTGGATAATACTTCTGGAACAAAACCTGCTATGATTTCAAAATCAGATTCAGAATGTTCTCTCTTTAATTGACTTTCTACTACTTGTTTAGAAACAGCGAATTTACCTTTTGGATATGATAATGTATTATTTTCACTCCAATCAAGTTTAGATGGCTGTGCCAACCCTTCAAAACTATCAATACCATAAGCTTTTCTGCCTAATCTGGATGCTTCCTTAATTAAAAATGAAAATGATCTTCCTTTATAAATTCCGAATTCAATGAAATCACCATCAACTTTCACCGAATCTTTTAGATGTTTAAGCATTATCTCAATCTGCATCAAATAACTCCAATGCTTCATCAATGGAATATCTTGGGAAAGTAATTACTGTGCTATTTTTACTGCCATTTATAACTTGAATATTTGCTTTTTGTATTTGAATTTTAGTAGAATTAAAAAGCTTTGGAAGCTCTTTTAAAGGACGATTTTTTTCTCTATTACTATAAAAATAACCAACATCACCATCCAGTCCAAGTAATAATATTTTTCTAGGTTTTAAAAGATATGCAACGTTGAAAGCACCGTACCCAGAGTTTCCAGTTGCCACACATCGCGGGTCTTCTGAAAGCCCTAAAACCCCCGCTGTTTCACTTGAAACATTTATATTGTTGTGTGAAATTAATCTATGAAGAAATATAATACCGGGCCTTGGATTTTTACGATGCTGCGGACTTCTTGCATCTCTTCTTCCATAGTCTTGTGGAACCGCAGCAAACATTTTGCCTTTAAAATCACGGGGAGGCAATTGAGGGCCATGAAGACCCCAAGGATCGAGAGTAAACCATGCGTTTGCGAAAGGAACCGCTTTAACTGAATTATTTACAGTAATAATATAATAGTCGGGGTTTCGAATTTGCTCAAAATCGAAACCCGCTAAGCTTCGGCCGCTACATACCACTATGATTTTTTTAGCTTTTAGATCAGGAGAAACTCTCCCCCATTGAATACCGTCCATTTAACTGTCTCACTTTTATTTTATTTAGCTTTTAAAAAACTTTTGTAATCATCATATCTAAAACATCTTAATGCACTATTTGGGTTTGCATTTACAATATCTACACGTAATTTTCTTTTGTTTATTTCCTTGGCTAGAGCGATTGTTGATGGTATGAATAAATCCGTGTAAACTGTTGGTGTTATAGGTAATCTTTTACCATCGTGCCAATGAGATTTCCTGTCAATATGTTTCATATCATATCCCAACAGAACTATGGTGTTAGGCTTCATGTTGACGATCAGATTTATAACTTGAGTACCGCTATTGTTTCCCATGACACAATCAACTCGTGGATCATAACCATTGTCACCTGTTCTCTTCAAAACCATGCTACCTAACAATCCCTTGCGTTCTTTCTTTGGATCAAACCCCATATGCTGTGCAAATTTGGATGTGAACATTAGTTGACAATTATGCCTTTCTAGGTTATCATAGTTTTCCGATGCCCAACTTTCGTCTACCCAATAAATTGCAGTGCAATTTGGGAAATATCGATAA